GAAAATAGTTTATTAAACGCAAATAGGTTATAATGTTAGTAATATTGGATAACGGACACGGTATAGATACGACAGGGAAGCGAAGTCCTATATGGTCGGACGGCACGCAGTTGTTCGAGTGGCAGTTTAATCGTGATATGGTTTATAGGATAGCCTCTAAATTGAATTTCAAGGGCATTAGAACGCACATCTTGGTTCCGGAGGATAAGGATATATCTTTGTCGGAAAGAGCTGTTAGAGCTAATGAAATAAAGGAAAAATCGATATTGGTTAGTGTTCACGCCAATGCAGGTAAGAAACCTGAGCAGGGCTTTGGCTTCGAGGCTCACGTTATAAAGGGTAAGACCAAAGCGTTGGATTTAGCGGAACATATTTATAATTCTATCAGTTGGGCGTTGCCGAATTATAAGCTACGTAAGGGTGATGTCAGTAGTGGGTATCAGGCGAAGCGTACCAACCTATACATTCTTCGTAAGGTGTGGATGCCAGCCACGCTATTAGAGATAGGCTTTATGGATACGTTTAAGAACTGTCAATTGTTGATGTCGGAATTATGGAAAGACGTTATGTCTTCCGCTATCGCTGACGGAATAGAGAATTATATTAAAGAAGAAAACAATAAAAAATAAATAGATATGGAATTGAATTATTTAAAAACATTTACAGTATTTTTAATGGGGTTGCCTGCTATGATAATAGGTTTTTATAATCCCATTGGCGCTACGCTATTAGCTGTAGCATTAGCATTCTTATTTGACCTTCTTATCGGGGTAATCAAAAGTAAGATATTAAAACAAGCAAAGGTAAGTCGTGAGGGCGGTAAGCGTGCATTGGCATTATTTGCCGTATATATCTTTCTTATCGTCTTTCTATTTACACTTGGAAAGTTGATGAAAGACCAATTCTTCACGCAGAACATAGTCATTATAGTATCTGTTGTTACTATATGGTTTTATGTTGTCAACGGCTTTAAGAACCTGTCTATATTGTTTCCACAGAGCAAGATGTTACGTTTCTTTGTGTGGGTGCTTAACGTGGAGTTCGTAGAGAAGATAGGGTTTCTGAAACGCTTCTTGGCGTCGGAGGAAGATAAGAAGCAAAAGCGTAAATATACAAAACGTGTTAAAGAAGAAAGTAATGATGATAAAAAAATGTTATTATAAATTTTTAAAATTTAAAGATTATGAGTACAGAGAGTAAAGAGAAAAAACAGAGCGACATCAAAGCTAAGGTTTACGAACAACTTAACTTAGGTTTGGGTAGGGAGCTTCCTAAAGGTATAGTCCCTCGTGCCGACGCCATTATTATAGGTTTAGTGATGAACCTTCCTGATGCTAAAGAATACAAAGAGAACGGTTTTGTGAGCCATAAGAACATTTATCATAATTATAACAATAAGTATGAATTTTCTATTATGGATTTCAAAGATATGTTTCCTTTTGGTATGGCGTATGGCAAGGTGTTAGCGGTAGGGAGCAAGATAGAGAGTGATGTTGCCGTAGGCGATAAGGTGTTGTTACGTTCCAATCCTAACGACACTTTCATTTATGACGGTTCTGTCTTTCATTTCATCCGTGAGGTGGACATAGCTGCTATCGTTAAAGAGGATTAGGAGTAAAAAAAATATAAACAGTAGAGATATGAGTGGAGATATAGTTAAGGTTAAGTTCAGGGAAGGCGATGACGTTGCTTATAAGAACAATCTCTATCAGCCGATGACGGTTCAGGAGATAGTATATAGGAAAACGGAAGTCCCTTATAAGGAGAAAGAGGATGGCAGTGGCTTTGAGACTAAGCCTGCGTCTAAGCTCGTAGGGCTTATATGCACGTGGTTTGACAAGGACGGCAAGTTTCATAAGGAGTTGTTTCATTCACGAGTGTTAGTGCCGTGGAGTATAGCCGAACAAGGGGCTATGGCGGTACATAATTATCTTAATGCGATATAAAAGATGTGTGATATTACGGATAAAATAGAGGTGCTTACCGAAGGCGATAAGAATAATAAAGCTATTATACTTTTGTCGAAGTTGATAGAAGATAGGTTTGAACAGATTAAGGATAAACAGACGGAGACAAGCGAGGAGCTTCAGAAGCTCAACAAGAATATCCGTATATTGGAAGAGAACAATAAGGCTATACTGAACAATAAAGAAGAAATTGTTTGTTTAAAGAAGATTGTCAGCGAAATGGACACTCTACATTTCTTTAGCAGACATCCTAAGTTAGGAATTATCTTTTTGACGTTTGTTATTCTTGGTGTTCTTCTTGCTTATGTGTCGGGGATAGACACCATATTTCTGTTGTTTAAATAAATATTGTCGATGAAAGATATTATGTTCATATTAGACGAGGAGACGGGCGACGTTAGCGTTGTTCAGGAGGCAATGCAGATACCTGCCGTGTACGACCTGTGGCTTTATGATAAGATAGGCGACAAGTCTTTCTTTCATAAGGTATGTAAGTACACCTATCATTTGTACAGCAGGGTGCATCCGCTTGCCAACCTCCCGGACGCCGAACGTAGAGAGCTTGTCAAGAAAAGTTATTTCGACGGTAAGTTCCCTCGTAGCTTCGCCGACAACAAGCGTATCATCCGTTTCGTTGATATGTATCGTACGTTGCAGATGGGCGTCGAGGAGAGACTTGCCTTGAAGATTAAAGAGGCTATCGCCGTCGAGATGGAGCGTATCGCTAACTTGGAGTTGGTAACCAACAAAGAGATAGAGATACCTTACGAGGCGTCGTATAATTTTGACATATATAAGAAAGACAAAGATAAGTACGTTAAGATACCCGACAATAAGTTCAGCGGTGTCGTCAAGAAACGTATAGAGGTGTATAACACCGATTTGTTAGTTAAAGAGATTGAGAAGGCTTTCAAGTTGTCCAAGCAGTACGACGAGGCATTGCGTAGGGCAGCGATAGAGAAAGAAGAATTAAGAGCTAAGTACGACGGTATGTCGTTATTAGAGAAGTATCACGCTATGGAGAAAGAGGCTCAGAAGACGTATTTAAAAGCGGAGTTGTGATTAGTTTTCATTTATAAAAAGGCATTATGAGATTCATAGACACAAAACGATTTGCTCCTGTCGCCAACGGCGAAGACCTTCCTAAGGCTAATGACCTACTGTTTAAGGAAGCTAAGGAGCTTGTCGGTCTGAACAAGAAACTGCGTATAGAGTATCACGCCGATAACAATATCGTTATTGACGAGGAGTGGTGGCGTAGGCAACTGTATCGTTGTTATTACGGCTATACGGTTCAGAATGCTGTCGACTACGGTGGCGACGCTATCGTTGACGGCATAGACGCTCTATGGGCTGGTGATGACTGCTACCTCCCGGAATATGACCTTACATTTAAGAACAGAGCTGTACACATATCCGGGCGGTATTACTTCTACCTCAACTTTTGGCGTATACGTGGTCTTGCTGACGGTGCTGCTACCAAGACATTGATAAGACCTAAGTTTCTTATGTTGGACGTTATGTATAGCTTCCGCCGTGAGATGATGGTACGTTTTAAGAAAGACAACCAAGAGACCAAAGCACGACAGATAGGCTTCAGTGAGAAGGTAGCGGGTATGGACTTAGCGTATAACTATCTGTTCTTGCCTATGAGCCAAAATATCATCGTTGCAGGCGAGCAGACCGATGCCGACAACACTTTCAATAATGTTACTCGTGGGTTGGATGAGCTTAGCAACACGCAGTTTTACTTACAGCGTAAGCGTGGTTTCGACAACAAACAGCATATAATGTCGCTTAACTGCTCTGAGGTGTTCACTGAGAATGCTAATGACGACCCGCAGGCATTAAGCCGTTACGCTCCTACGCTGATAGTATATGAGGAGGTAGGTAAGGGTAAGAAGGGTTGGAGCTTGAAGGTACAGCGTTATGCAGCACCGTCTCTTAAAGTGGAAGATAAGAAGACAGGCTATCAGCTTTTCATCGGCACGGGCGGTGAAATGGAAGAAGGTGTCTATGATTTACAGGAGAGAGCTTATAATCCTGATAGGCATAACATCTTGTCGTTTACCAATAAGTGGGCTAAGGAAGGCTATGATGGCGACGTTAAGGTAGCACATTTCAATCCTAAGTGGATGTATAAGATAGTAGACAGCGACGGCAATGCGTTGAAGGCTGAGAGCATCGCTGCTATCAAGAAGGAGGCGGAAGGTAAGAGTGAGGCGCAGAAGTACACGCATCAGTCTACGGAGGCTATCTTCTTAGACGACGTTTTCCAAAGTACGACGGCGGGCTATTTGGGTCCGGAGCGACGACGGCTGTTGACGGAGAGATATAATTATATCCTCACACATAAGGACGCACAGATAACGAGGAAAGGGCATCTTGAATGGAAGAAAGCAGGGAGTATAAAAGACGGTGTTTATTTTGTTGACGCCACAGAGGACGAGCTGATGAGAGAAGATTGGTGGTTAGAGATAGTGGAAGAACCTGAGGTTAATTTAGACGGACAGGTGTATGTCAACTTATATATGCAAGGTACGGACACTTATAATCAGGATGAGAGTGAGACCAGCGACTCATTAGGGGCTGTAACGGTATATAAGAAATGGCGTAATAAGAGTGAAAGTCCGTTTTTTAACACTTATGTGGCTTTGCTGTTGGAGCGTCCGAGTATAGGCACGGGCGGGCAGAATAGGTTCTTCGAGCATACTCTGATGCTATCGATATATTATAATTCTACTAACAATATAGAGTTTGTTAATCCGTTTATCTTTGAGTATTACGAGAAGATGGGTAAGGCTAATATGTTGTTGGAAAGACCGTCGTTGGCGTTTGCGGGACAGATAAAAGACAATAAGGCTTCTAATAGGTACGGCACTGACAAGGCACTAAAACCTTATGTGCTTAGTAATTTTAGAGATATGATGGATGAAGACCAGATTAACAGGTTGTGGATACCGAGACAGATATTAGCTTTTAGTAAGTTTAAGTACAGACCGGGTAGGCAGTACAACTGTGATATAACGATGGCGTCGGCGATGGCGTTGATAGCTTTCAAGGAGACAGAGTTGTTAGAGATACAAGATAGCAGTCTTAAGACTACAGAACCACAGTATGTGTGGAAAGAAATTGACGGATGTTTAGTGAGGGTGGCGATATGACGGATATGATAATGACATATAATCCTAAAGACAGCAAGAAAGGTAAGAATATCCCTTTCGATGAGGACGAGATGGTTAAGTATATCATGTCGGGAGAGGGTTTTAGAGACAAGCCTTACAGGGATACTATGGGTTATTGGACTATAGGTTATGGTTATAAGCTGTCGGATAACAAAGATATAAGTGTGTGGGAGGGTGATTATGCTGACGGCATTACTAAGGAGGAGGCTCTTGAACTAACGAAAGGTGTCTTTAAAGAGAAAATAAAGGTTTTTGAGAGGGTTTCTAAATCAAAAGGTGTGGATATATCAAAAATGCCTGATGATGTCTCTACGGCTTTAAAAATGATGTTTTATGGTGGTAGTCCTTCCGATGAGAAGATATGGGATGCTATCAAGGCTGCTGAGAAGGACGGTTACAGTGCCGCTTCTCGTAGAAGGATAGCACAGCATATATCACGTAGGAGTGAAGGATTAGAAGGTAATGTAGGCGTAAAAAGACGGATGGCACAGCTTAGAGCTATGGTAGAAGGTAGATATGACTTTGATAGGACGAGAGCTAATTTCGGTAATAATAAATGGAATGTATATAGCGATAGTGATTTATATAAAGATTTTTATTATGAAAATTATGACTACACGAAAGAGAGGTTGTCAGGCAACGAAAGGCGTAGTGTTTCCGACTATAAATACACAGGAGGTAGCGATGTTCCTGTTATAGGTAGTTTCAAGCCGTCGAAAGAGATGTTTCAGCAGAGAGATAAGACGATAAGAGATAGGGAAGGTAGCGTGCCGAGTAATACGTTAAATAAATTAAAACGAGCGTTTGGGCAATGAAGAATAAAAATAAAAATATGCGGGAGTTTGTCAAGCAACGTGCTAAGGTCATCGGTAACACCGAGACACGTACTGCTACGGCTATCAAGCAGGATGTCATCAATTGGATGTATTATGACAATGAACCTCGTCGTGAGAAGTATGAGTATATGATAAAGAAGGGCGACGCACGTATGCCTATGTATACGGTGCATATACCGTGTCAAAGACCTATCATAGACCTCCTCATCAGCCAGCAGGCTAAGCGGGTGTGGCAGTTCTCGACGTTTACGGTAGACAAGGAGAGCGTCAAGGCTAAGTGGGAGGCTAAGCAGAAAGCGTACTTAGACGCTGAGATGAACAAGCGTAAGTCTATGGTGAACTTCTATGAGGATAATATCTTTCAGATACAGCTACGACTGCAACAGATACAGGAGATGGCACAGAAAGAACCTCAGAGTGAGGAGGAGGCTCAACAACAACAACAACTTGTACAGCAGATGCCGTTAGTGAACCACGAGTTCCAAAAGATAATGAAGCAGTTCTACGAGATGATAGAACTCACACAAGAGGAGAAGGATAAGATAGAATATTATTATTCTTATTCCTATAAGGACATCCGTGAGGAGATAGCACAGCGTGCTATGTCTAAGCTACGTTCTACTTTTGAGGTCAAGGCTAAGAGCATATCTAACTTCAAACAGAAGGCGGTAATAGGTAGAGAGGCGTGGTTGGTATATGTCAATGAGAACACCAAGCGTCTCGAATATGACACCCTGAACTGTATTAACATCAAGTATCCGCACGTCAAGGGTATAAAGTACATCCAAGACTTGCCGTGGGTATCTGTCGTTGACACCATCACGCAAGATGCCGTCAAGGAGATGTACGGTGATGAGTTGAAGAAAGAAGGTGTGGACTTAGAACAGCCTATCTTGAAGTCGTTGCCTAACGTGGAGAATAAGCATAGCTTCATAAGCACTCCCGGACACGGAGCTATCTACACGGGAGCGTTAGATAGTAAGAACGATATTATAGTAGAAGAAGGCATCAAGCGTGAGCGTATATGGTTCAGAGAGCTTAGAGAGGTAAACTTTAAGGTGTCTAAGAATATGCGTGATGATGCTATCGTTAAAGAGTTTATTCATATGATACCTATGGATAAGGTAGTCATCAATAAAGAAAAATACAAATATGTTAAAGTAGAAACAGAAGATAATAAAGATTATTATTATATAAACAAGAAAGATAAGACTGATAGATACCTTGCGTCGGATGTCGTTACTTACGACCCTGCGACAGAAAAAATAATCAAGCGTTACACTTACGATAGATATTCTTGTGTCATTATCAATAATGAGTGGGTAGTAGATATTAGGAAAGACCTTTTCGTCAACAGGAGTAAGGACAGACACGCTAAGTTCTGCTTGCCTGTCTTTGGGCGTACGCACAGCAGTCAGCTTGACAAGCCGTATAGTATCATTAAGAACACTATAGACTTACAAGACTTATACAACAGCATATATATGTTACGGCAACTTGCTTATGCTATTGCAGGAGCTAAGGGGCAGATTATAGACAAGAGTCAGAAGCCTGACGGTATGCTTATGGACGAGTGGGAGGCTAACATAGCACAAGGGAGACTGTATATTCAGACGGTAGACAGCTCAGGGCGTAAGATTAACAACAGCTTTAATCAGTGGACGTCGTTTGACAATACGGTGTCGTCGTCGGTGCAGTATTACGATAATGTGCTTATACAGATAAAGGAGACTATGGGTGAGATAGTCGGTGTTCCACGTCAGCGACAAGCACAGATAGTGAAGGGCGACCTTGTCGGCAACACGGAGATTGCCTTAGAGCAGGCGTCGTTGATAACGGAGATATTATACGAAGAACACGATGAGATAGAAGCTAAAGCTCTCAATGAGTTGTTGTCGTTACACCTTAAATACGGTAAGGTAGACAACACTTATTTGGAGTTCAACGATAGAACGGAAGGTAGAGAGATATTTTATCTTCCGGAAGATTTATTTAAAGATGTAGATATAGAGGTTAATGTTTATAATAGCACTAAGGAGCAAGGTAATCTTGAGATGATGAAAAGCATATTGCAGAATGAGTATGCTAAGGGAGCGTTGGACGCTCACGACCTTTCTGTTCTTATAGACATTGACAGCATCACGGAGATGCGTAAGAAGACAGAGCAGATAATAAAGAGGAAGAACGAGCTTATGCAACAACAGCAAAGCAGTCTTATAGAGCAACAGAAGGAGAGTGCTAAGGAGGTAGAGCAGTTTAAGGCAGACTTAGAGATGCAGGCACAGCAGCATAGTAATCTTATCGCTGAGAAGCAGCTTGAGATAGCTGCTTTCTTAGCTCAGGCTAAGGCTCAGGTGGACGAGCAGAATGTGCTGTTGAAGCAACATATAGAGAATATGAAGCACGAGAGAGAGCTTGCTAAGATTGCCAATGAGGATAAGGTGGAGATGAGCTATCTTGCAGAACAGAGTAAGAGTACTAACATACAGCAACGGTTGACGGCGATGCAGATGCGTTTGGATGCTCTGTTTAACGCTTTCAAACTCGGTTTGGATAATAAGGCGTTGGATAACGATTTAAACGTTAAGACTAAGAAGATTGCTGCTGAGAGTAAGAAGGCTGAGGCTATGCCTAAGAAGAACCCTGAACATTTAAAAGACAACTAATATGAATGAAGAAGTAGAAAAAGCGAAACAGCGTCTTAGAGTCCTTACTTTTAAAAAGGACAGAAGTGAGGACGAAGAGAAAGAATATAAGGAGCTACGTGAGCGTATAGTTAGCACGGAGGGCGGAACGCCTTATCTTAAAAAGATAGACATCGATTATGCCGA